GTCCGCCACTTTCTAATCAAACACACCAAAACCAACCCAAATTCAAATTTCAGCTATCATTCTTTTAAAGGCAGTGCCTAATTTCCTAATGGGAGTGTAGAAATGACAATTGAGGAGCTAGAAAAGCAGGTTGGTGACTTGCAAGCCGAAAAAGAAGCGATGAGCGCCAAAAATAAAGAGCTTTTGGGCGAGATTAAAAAGCTAAAAGCCAAAAATAATGACGCAGTAGATGCCGAGAAATACGCCGAGCTTGAGTCTAAATTTGACGAGCTCAAGTCCGAAAACGACAAGCTTGTCAAAAAGTATGACGCTGACGTCAAAAAATTAAATGCGGATCTATCGACAGCCAATGGCTCGTTGAATAGATATCTCATAGACGCGGGGCTAAGCGATAATCTAGCAAAAGCAGGCGTAAAGGCGGAGTTTTTAGAAGCAGCCAAAGCACTTTTGCGCGGGCAGGCTAGTCTAAAAGACGAAAAAGGCGAACTAAAGGCATACATCGCAGATAAGCCTATAAGCGAATTCGTAAGCGAATGGGCGCAAAAAGACGGCAAGGCTTTTATAGCCGCGCCGCAAGGGCAAGGCGGAGGCGCAGGCGGAAGCAATAACACCGCGAGCGCGAGCGCGAAATGGGGCGGCAGCCGCGAGGAGCGAATAGCCGCGATAAACGAGAAATTTAACTTAAAGGAATAAAAATGGCACTAAGCGATATGAAAGTATTTTCCGAGTATCTAACTGGCGCGACGATAGAAACGCTGGATCAAGATATCGAAAAATTTAATGCGGCAAGCGGAGGCACGATAGTTTTAAACTCCAAGGGCATTGACGGCGATTTTATGCAAGAGAGCTTTTTTAAGGGTATTCACTCCGCACAGCGCAGGGTAGATAGATACGCGGCCAACGCGGCGGCTACGGCTACGACGCTTAAACAAGAGCAGGATAACGCCGTAAAAGTAGCGGGAGGTTTCGGACCTGTGGTGTTTGAGCCTAGCCAGATGACTTGGATACTAAAAGACCCGTCTAACGCGATAGAAGTGATCTCGCGCAATATGAGCGAAGCTTTGATGAGCGATATGCTAAACACCGCTATTTCCGCGCTTGTCGGAGCTATCGGCAATAACGCGGGCGTAGTAAACGACGTAAGCGCGAGCGGCGGTATAAACCAAGCCAACCTAAACAACGCCTACGCCAAATTCGGCGATCGAAGCGCGGCGATAACGGCTAATATAATGAGAGGTGCGGTATTTCATAAGTTAATCGGTCAAAATTTAGCTAACGCCGCACAGCTATTTAAGGCTGAAAACGTGCTCGTCGTAGAGATTTTGGGGCGTCGCGTAGTGGTGACTGATGCGCCTGCGCTTTACAAGGCGGGAACGCCGAATAAAGACTACGTTTTGGCGCTAACTGCGGGGGCGGCGATAGTTAGCAATGCGGGCGATCTAATCACTAATATTCAAACCAACAACGGCAAGGAGCGCATAGAAACAACCTATCAGGCTGATTATACATTCGGATTGTCACTCAAGGGCTATTCTTGGGATATGGCAAACGGCAGCAAAAGCCCCGATAACGCAAAGCTAGGCACTGGCACAAACTGGGATAAAGTCGTAGCTAGCGATAAGGATACCGCGGGCGTGCTACTCGTAGGCGACGCAGCTAAGAATTAGGAGGTGAAAAATGCCTAAAATTTGGTATGTGGAATTCCCGACGTTTCAGTATAACGAGGACGTTAAAGCTCTAGCCAAAGAGCGGGGCTTAACTATCATTGACGCTAAATTTGATGCGGGCGATGGCGTGAAAGACCCGCCCGCTTTAACGTTAAAAGGAGCACAACAAGAGGTTAATTATGGCGACCTAATATCGAGGCTAGATACGCTAAAAGCTGGTGAATTGAAGCTGCTGGCGGCTCATTTGGGCGTTGAATACACCAATGCGGACGGCACGAAAGCCGCCATAAAAGAGAAGCTAGAGCAATGATACCAGAGGACGGCACAGGGTTGGTGGGTGCCAACGCCTACGTTTCGATAGAATTTGCGGACGAATATTTTTCAGCGCGCAAAAACGAGGCGTGGGCTGGGCTTGATAGCGCGGCAAAAGAGGCGGCCGTTATCAAAGCGACCGATTATTTAGAGGCGGTTTATTGGGGGAAATGGCAGGGCGAGAAGCTAAAAGCGGATCAGGCGCTGGCGTTTCCTCGTAAGCCTTTTGGGATGCCCGCAAAGTTTAAATTTGCCGTATGCGAGCTTGCGATAAAAGCTAATTCGGGCGAGCTATTAAGCGACATTGAGCGGCTAACCACCAAAGAAAAGGTAGGCAGTATCGAAGTAGAATATAGCAGCAGCGCCGATCCTACGACTAAATATGCCTACGTTTGCAGCCTGCTAAAGCCTTTTTTGAAAAACGTTTATGCAAGCTCGATGCTAAAGGTTGATAGATGCTAAACGAAAAAGCCAAAAATACGGCATTTAAATTGCTTGAAAAATTTGGCAAAAATGGCATTTATAAGCGGCAAGCAGGGCAAATCTACGATCCAAAAACGGGCGAGATGAGCCTAAATTATGAAAGCCGCCCGGTAAAGGCGTATATCGATAGCGCTAAAAGCTATTCAAATTTGATAGAAAAAGGGCTACTCAACGAGGGGGATAGCGTTATACTCATAGCTGCTAAATCCCTCCCCTTTATGCCGCAGAATAACGACAAAATAGAGTTTCCGCATGGCACATATACTATCAAATACAATGATGCGGTGTGGGGCGGCGAGGACATCGCGCTGCATCAATTGGTGGCGGTATGGAAGTAGACAGCGTGGCGGAGTTCGAGCTCATCGCCCTAAATCAGAGCGAGAACGCGATTAAGGCGGCTATTGTTGGGCTTTGCGGCGATATTATTTCAGACACTCCTGTAGATACGGGCAGGCTGAAAAATAATTGGTTTCCTAGCGTAGATGCCGCTAGCACCGAAACTACCGAACAAACTGCCGATACGTCAAGAGCGAGGCTAGAAACTGCGGTATCGCAGGAGTATAAGCTAGACAAGGTATTTTATTTCACCAACAATTTACCCTACGCCTACCGGATAGAATTCGAGGGCTGGAGTAAAAAGGCGCCGCAAGGTATGGTAAGACGCAATATCGTGCGCTGGAACACGTATTTTAGGAGGGCAAATGTTAAAGGCTAGACAGGTGATAGAGCAGGCTATTTTAAGCGTTGCGCCGCGCATTGATACGCAGTTTGAAAACGCTACGTATAGCCCTAAAGAGGGCACGCCGTATCAGCAGCTGCACTTTTTGCCCGCTCGTCCTACTAGCATCGCGATAGACGATAATATCGCAGAGCATAGCGGCGTATTTCAAATTACGCTCCGCTATCCTGCAGGGCGAGGCGTAAAAGATATTATGGCGCGCGCGGAGAGCTATGCGAAGGTTTTTCACACAGGCGCTAAATTTGATGAGGTGTATATCATAGCTCCTTGCAGCGTGAATATACTAGGCGCTGACGGCGATCGCTACGGCGTTGCCGTCTCAATTTACTTTAAAACCTATGAGGAGTAGAAAATGGCAGATAAGCTAGCAGTTACGGATAGCCAACTTACGCAATTTTATATTTGCGGCACAGATGTAGATTTGGGCGATGCGACCAAAATCAAAACCGCGCTAGGCACGGCGAAGCGCATTGCATATCTTGAGGATTTGGGCGATTTTACGAAAACCCGCTCCACAAACGAATACCAATGCATCGATAGCGACACGACGGTAGTGTCTCAAGGTTCGGTTAGTTACAGCGAAACCGAGATCAAGCTATTTTATGCCGCAGGACAAGATAATGGAGTCAAGGAGCTTATGGAAATGTTTAACAAAAAGCAGCGTAAGCAGTTCATCATCGTAGGCTCTGATGAGCCCGCGACGGGAGCAAGCAAGCACCCGACTTATATTACGGGCGAATTTATAAATGTCAAAACGGGCGCGTCTATCGCCAAAAACGACGTAGTGCGCGTGCCTGCGACTATCAAAATTACCCGTCTTGACGATATTATCGAGGCGAAAGGAGCGTAAGGATGGATTTAAAGAATTTCGACATATCTAACGGCGAGGCGGGAATAGAGCTCACGATTTTAGACCTCGATAATAAGCCGAGCGATATTAAAATCAAGCTCTTGTGCCTACACGGCAAAAAGGGGCGCGCGGCGCTCATAAACTCGGTCAAAAACGAGAAAGCGGACACCGCTCATATTTTGGCGGCTCTTACTACCGGGTGGAGTGGGCTTACCGAGGGAGGTAAGGAGTTAAAATTTAGCCCCGCCGCGGCTGAAAAATTATATGAGGATTATCCTATAATCGCGGCTCAAGTCGAAAAATTTGTAGAGGATGCAAGAAATTTTTTAAAAAAGTAAGCGACTCGCTCATCTTATACTCCCGTCAGCTGGCATATTACGCCAAAACGGGCGCAGATGAGCGAGAGCTTCCGCCTCTACTTGCAGGCAAACATCTATTTCTGCTGCTTGATGAGATCGGATATTGTAGGGCTACCGGTTTCGGAGCCGTAGGTGTTGATTTTTGTGAGATAGAGGCATTTTGTAGAGCGACCGATACAAATTTAAGCTGGTATGAGGCGCTGATGTTGCACACCGTAAGTGCTGCGTATGCCGCGCAGATAAACAGCAAAGAAAATAGCGCGCCATATCAAGGAGAATTTAAGCCGAAACCCTTTAGCGCGATAAAGGACAAATTTAAGCTCTAGAATATCGCTATATGTTAGCCCCCTATAAATTGCTATATCTTTCTTAAAATTTCTTAGAATTTATAGAATACGATCCGACTACGCGGATTATTTTATTCCAAAATTATCAAAAGTAAGCCCCTTATGGACCTCATAATGTATTTTTCCGCAGACCTTGCCTAATATCTCGCAATCGTAGCCCTCTTTGTGCGGATAAATATCGCCGTATTTCGGATTTAGGCTAATGAGCTTGACATTGTCATTCGGTAGAAATTCGACCCTTTTTATATACACGATCTCCCCCATTCGAACGACATAAACCCCCGCTATTCTGACGAAATTACCGCGGTTATTTACCATATCGACAATCGCCCAATCGCTCTCCTCAAAGTCGGGCAGCATACTATCGCCCACTACCTCGAAAACTCTTAAATTTACGGGATTTAGCCCCTTTACGAAGCTTTTATCTACCGCTACCTTTCGCTCCTCTTTATTTAGCATTTCTAAATCAAACGTGCCCTCGCTACCCGCGCCTACCCGCATCTCGGATTTGGAGAGAAACACTACGTTTTTAAGACTATACTCGGCAGGGATCAAATGAGCGTATTTTTCAAAATTATTTTTCAGCTCTTTTTTGACGATCTGTTTCTTTGACGTCTCCTCGTCATCGAATAAATCTATTACGTTTTTCCCCAATATTTCCGCTATTAGCGGCAACTTTTCAAGCTCGGGCTTTGAGGATTTTTTCTCTTTGCCGTTTTTGCCGATTTCGCCGGGCTGCGTTTCATAATGCGCCACTAGTCCTTGTGTTATGCCTAGTTTCTCGGCAAACTGCACCTGCGTTAATCCTGCCTCTTGTCTAAAAGCTCTAATCTTTTGATGAATATCCATTAAAAATCCTTTTATTGAATTTTAGCAATTTTAAAATTATCAAAGATAATATCATTAAGCATATTTTTATATTATCGATGATAATATACAGTTTATGGAACAGAATAAAATTACTCAGGAACAAATAGCAAAAAAGCTCGGCGTCACGCAGGGAGCGGTTTCGTTATGGTTTTTACAGATCAATACACCCAAGGTCAAACACGCAAATGCGATGCAAAAACACTGGGGTTTTCCTACTCAAATGTGGGACGACCCGAAGCTTTTTAGCTCTTTTATGCGGAAGAATAGCCAAAAATTCGGCTCGCTGAAAATATTACGAAAGGCTAAGAATGGTAGCGCCGAAGTATGACAATAGCAAGGCTTTTAAGCTTTCGAACCAGAATATTGCCGCCATCGTCAAAATCCAAAACAAAAAAGGGTTTAAAAACGATAGCGAGGTAGTGAGGTTTTGCATTGATTTTATGGCGGTTTTGATTGAGCGCGGACTTGAGACGCAGGCGCTCGCAAAGCTCGTAGAAAGCGTAGCGAACGAAAAATGACCGCAGACCTTGCTTTCGCCCTCGGCAGGATAATCGCGCTTTGGCGTATGGATTTGGAGAGCTAGACGTGAAAACCAAACGCGAGATTAAAAGCGCGGACGGAGTTTATAAAATTTAGGACGACGCCTCATAAAATCACCGCGTTTTAGGATGAATAAATTTAAGGAGAGGATATGAAAAAATCAAAGCTAGCGGCCGACGTGAAATTTCTAAAATTTTGTAGGAAGCAGCATAAAGCAAAATTAAACGAGCTCGTTAAAGAGATAAATGAGCAGGCGAGCGGCATTAGATACCTAAAGCGCCGTATCGAGGAGCTGGAGCGTAAGCTGGAGTTATGTAAACGGGGTGGGGATTAACACCCCGCCATTTTAAGGGTGCTTGCTCCGCCCGAGCGCCTAAAGGCGTCTTTAGCTTCTTGCACCCATCGCTCGTCAGCGCCCAAGAGGCTTAAGACCTCGTCGTTAATGAGACCTTTTTTGATAAGTTCTAAAAGCTTAATGCGGTTAGAAAGCCTTATCTCGTCATAGATTAACGAAAGCTTTTTTTCTATGTTAAAGGCTCGTGCGTCATTCATCGTGATGGCTCCTTGTGTTGAAATGCAAATAAATTATACATCAAGGGGCTTTTAGGATGAATAAAAAGGAGAATAAATGGACCTAGAAATTTTTAGAAAAGATGACTTTGAGATCAGAGTTGCGGTAGATGAGAAAAACGAGCCGCTGTTTTGTTTGAACGACGTATGCAGGGTTTTAGACATTTCAGACCCCAAGCAAGTGAGAGATGCGATAAATACGGAGTTTGAAAAGGAGGGGGTATTTTATACCTACCCCTTTGAAACCGCAGGCGGCATACAGAATTTCACGATGATAACCGAGCCGCAGTTGTATTTTGTGCTAATGCGAAGCAACAAACCCAACGCGAAGCCGTTTAGAATGTGGGTAAATAACGAAATTTTACCCGCCATCCGCAAACACGGCGGATATCTGACCCCTGCAAAGATTGAGGAAGTTTTGAGCGACCCGGACACTATCATAGCCCTAGCCCAAAACCTCAAAGCCGAGCGCGCCAAAAGAGAGCAACTCGAAGCCGAAAAGGCGGCGAATGCGGGATACGTGAGCTTCGCCAAATCGGTTGAAGCTAGCGTCGATAGTATCCTCATAGGCAACTACGCCAAGCTTCTAAGCGACAGCGAGGGGGTATCAATAGGGCAGAATAGACTATTTGACTTCCTGCGCGCTAGCGGCTATCTCATCAGCGGAGGCGCGCGCCACAACGTGCCGTATCAGAAACACATAGAAAACGGCTATTTTGAGGTCACGACGCAGACATTCGCAGGCAGCACCGGCACGCATCAAAAATTCACCACCAAGATCACGGGCAAAGGGCAGATAGCCCTTGCGGGAAAAATAGTCGAATACTTCAAAGGAGAGAGGATATGAGCGAAAATTTAAGCGGCGGATATGCTATTTGCTTCAATCAATGGCTTTTTGACGAGCGGATCCAAAACGAGCTGAGGCTATTGCTCCTTATCACGTCTCTATCCGCAAAAGAGGGCTATTGCTACGCGAGCAATCAATACCTCGCCGAAAAGCTTAACAAATCAAAAGATACGATCTCCGCGGGCATAACCAAGCTCAAAAAATACGGTTACATAGAAACCGAGGAGGAAAAATTCGGCGCGGCTATCATAAACAGAAAAATTCGCGTCGTAGTGCTTGAAAGGATTGCCGAATTTCAGAGCGCAAGCGGCGAAAATAAAGCCGCCGATGGAAAAAACAAAGACGCGAACGGAAAAAATTCCGTCGCGGACGTAAAAAATCCCTCCGACGCATATATAGGTCGCGCGCGAATGAATAATACAAGCCAAGAAAATTACAAGCCTTATGAATTACAAGCCTTATGTGTTAGCGCAAGCGCTACACACGAACGGAACGAAGCACCTCGTTCTCCTAAATTTCAAAAACCTACGATCGAGCAGATAAGGGCGTATTGCAAGGAAGCGGGCAAAAATATCGACGCGGAGGCATTTTTCGATTTTTACGAGGCCAAAGGCTGGGTAGTAGGGAGAGCTCCGATGAAAGACTGGAAAGCCGCCGTAAGGAACTGGGCTAAGAACGAAAGCCAGTTTCTGCGGCGTAAGGTCAATTCGGACGGGCAGGAGGTAGGAGATATGGGCTTACCGCTAAGTCAAATCAGCAAAAACGGGCAGTGGAGCATGAAAAATATGGCTGAACTCGCCGAATACTACAAATCGCAAGGGAGATGAGATGAAATTTGAGGAGTTTATCGTAGAGTTTTCAAAACTGATCGAATACTACGAAGCGCAGGCCAGTAAAACCCGAACGATGCTATATTTTGAAAATCTGGCGCAATATAGCCTCTCTGATTTTGCGGGAGCATGCAAAAAAATCATTCGCGACAGGACATATCAAAAAATGCCGAAAATCGCCGAATTCGTAGAGGCGATAGAGGGCAGCTTGGAGGAGCGAGCGGTAGAGGCTTGGGATGAAGCGATGAGCTCTTGTGTTAAATACGGACCATACCGCAGCGTGAGCTTTGCGGATGAGGCTATCAATCGCGCCGTAAATCACATAGTGGGGGGCTGGGATAAGATCAACAACTGCGGACTAGACGAGCTAGTGTGGGTCAAAAAAGAGTTTCTAAGCGCATACAAAGCCTACGCGGGCAAAGAGCTAGCAAGGACGCGCCTAAGAGGAATAGGCGAGCTTTTGGGTTGCAAAAGCGAGGGGGTGCATCTCATAGGCGAGAACAAAAACGTTTCACTGCTAGAAATGGCGGCGATAGAGAGCGGCGAGAAAGCTGTAGAGCAAATTTTTCAGGACAGAGAAATGGCGAAGCTGGAAAACAAGAGCGCGCCGAAGCTCGAAAACAAGCAAACGCCCGCAAACTCCGAGGGCTTTACGAAGCTGCTTGAAAAAGCGAGGGTGAGATGAGACTATCCAAAGCGGAGTTTGAAAAATTTAAAAACTTCCTAGCCTATGAGCACCCTATGTGTCAAATTTGTAGGCAAGCTCCGAGCGTCGAACTGCATCACGTGAAATTCGGCTGCTACGGAGCGGACAAGGACGATAGAAAGGTCATCGCAGTATGTAGAGCTTGTCATCAGTGGTGCCACGCGCACAAACACGAAAGCATAAAGAAATACGAGAGGTTGGCGGATGAGAATTGGGCGGAGTATGAAGCTAGTCTATGAGCTTAAAATCACGGATCTAGCCTACAATCCTGTGCCGTATAAGAGAACGACGCAGAGGGCTAAATTTGTGAGCGAAGACTATAAAAAATATTGCGCTTGGAAAAAATTTTTGGCAGAGGAGTTTAGAAAGCAAAATGGCATTATCCCTGCGCTTAGAGGGCGCTACCGCGTAGAGATAGTAGCGACCTATAAAGACAAAACACACGGCGATACCGACAACGTAGCCAAAGGGGTGAACGACGCGCTATTTGCAAGCGACAAATATGTAAGCGGAAGCTATGAGTTCCAATATGGCAAGAGCGGCGGCATAATAGTTAAAATTTACGAGATAGACAGGGAATTTAAGGAGAGTTGATGCAGTATGACATCGACCGGTTTTATGAAATTTCGGCATTTTTTACTGACGATTTTCGTTTTATGGCACGCGTGATTGAGCTTAGACTAGGTGTAGACAGGAGGCGGGCAAATAAGGAGCTATTGCACGGGAGATATAAACCCGAATATCTTGACATATTAGAGGGCGTGATAGCGGAGCTGAAAGCCGACCCGGCGAAACCATATAAGGAAGCTGTATTCGCTACAATCCCCAAAACGGACGTTATCTTTAACCGAGACGACTTCGCAAATATTGAAGCGTATAGCGTATTTGAGAGATCATACAATAAGACGGGCAAAGCAAAGCGAGAAAAAGCGAAAAGTAAAACTAAGCGCCCGCGTAAGGTCAAAAAATACGTGCAATTAACATTTAAATTTTAAGGGGAGTAGGTGGCGAAGCTATCAGAACCAGTAAAGAAATTAATAATAGCAGACCACTTAACGGGTAAATTTTCACAAAGAGAGCTGGCTAAAAAATACAATTTATCCACCAGCACGATAAATAAAATCACAAAGGGATTGGACGCCAAAAACGAACACTTAGTAAACGCCCAAGTAGCGTTGCTGTCGGCAAGAGAAACATTGCCGCCCGAACAAACGAACGCGATCGCGAACGCTGCGAGAAACGAATTCTATAATAAGCGACTGATCGAAAACGCTACTCAAAAAAACCTAGCAAAAATTACTGAAATGCTAAATAAAAACACCAAATACGAAAAGGTAGGCGTTGGCGACGGAGTGCAAAACTTCGAGCCGGTGGAGCTGAACGCGAACGATTATAAAGCCTTGCAGGACGCGATAGATAAGGCAAGCCTAACGCTTGGCGTAAATCCTCGCTTTTCAAATACTACGATAAATAATGCAAATGTAAGCCAAGAATCTCAAATTCAACAGATCGTGATACAAAAAGATGAGTAAACTAGAGGTCAAACTACTACCGCACCAATACGAGCTACTAGCCGACACGAGCACAAAGATCATCGGCTTGGTTAGCGGCTACGGCGCGGGCAAGACCTACGCCGCGGTTAGAAAGGCGCTGCAACTAGCATTTCTAAACCCCGGTTGTATGGGCGTAATAACCGAGCCCACATATCCGCTTCTGCGAGATATACTATTCGGCGATCTTGAAAATGCGCTAGTCGAATGGGGCGTGCCATATAAATTTAACCGCACAGACGCAATATTCACGCTTGACATTAACGGCGCCAAAACGCCTATTTTATGCCGCAGTATGGAAAACTGGGAGCGCCTTGTAGGTATAAACGCCGCGTGGATAATATGCGACGAGTTTGACACGTCAAAGACGGAGATTGCGCTAAAAGCTTATGAGAAACTACTAGGGCGTTTAAGAGCGGGCAATACTAGGCAATTTATCATCACCACGACGCCTGAGGGCTTTCGCGCCACGTATCAAATTTTCGTAGAAAAAGGCGGCGAGGCGAAGCGCCTAATTCGCGCTAAAACCACCGACAATAAATATTTACCGCCCGACTTTATCGACACGTTAAAAGAGCAATACCCCGAAAATTTACTAAAAGCTTATCTAGAAGGGGAATTCGTAAATTTAGCCAGCGGTAGCGTGTATAGCTATTTTAGCCGCGATACACACGCAAGCACAGAAACTATTAAAGAGGGCGAAACGCTACATATCGGCGCGGATTTCAACGTCGGTGGCTGTATAAACATAGTCTGCGTAGAGCGAGCGGACGAGGACGGCGCGATAACCACGCACGCCGTAGAGGAGCTAATCAGCTACGACACTTACGCTATGGCGCAGACGCTAAAAGATAGATACAAAGGGCATAAAATCATCATCTACCCTGATGCTAGCGGACAAAATAGAAAATCTAGCGCGAGCGAAACCGACGTGCAAATTTTAAGAGGCGCGGGTCATTTAGTATTTGTCAATCACTCAAACCCGAGCATTAAAGATCGCGTAAATTGTGTGAATAATCTACTCGACAAGAGGCGTCTATTCGTAAATGTCGCTAAGTGTCCGAGCCTAACAAAGGCGCTAGAACAGCAGGCGTGGGACAGCAAAACGGGGCTACCAGAAAAAAGCGACACCCACCCGGCAAACGATGACTATAACGACAGCTTGGGCTATTTGATCGCATATAAATATCCTATTGTACCAAGAAGCTATGAAATCAAGGTCGTGGGCATTTGATGCTAAAATTTGAAAAAATGAAAGGCATAAAATGGGAGTAAACTCAATTCATCCGCAGTATTCTAAGAACAAAGACAAATGGCAGACGATGCGCGATGCGCTAAGCGCAGAGGTAGCAAAAGAAAAATACGTGCCGAAGCTTAGCGATCAGGACACGGCAGAGTATCAGGCGTATGTTAGCCGGGCGGAGTTTTACAACGCGACGGCAAGAACTAAAACCGCGCTCGTGGGGCTGCTTTTCGCCAAGCCTCCTAAAGTGGAGCTGCCCGAAGCGCTAAAGAGCATCAGCGAGAACATCAGCCTAGATGACGATAGCCTAGAGGCTTTAGCAAAAAACATCGCCGATGAGTGCCTAAGTGTAGGGCGCTGCGGGGTGCTCGTGGATCTGCCTAGCGTCGAGAAGTCTAAATATTCTAGGCTTGAAGCCGAGAGGCTAAATTTAAGGGCTTATGCGACCCTTTACAAGGCTGAAAACATCATCAATTGGAAAACCACCAAGATAAACGGATCAAACGTCACGTCTTTGGTCGTGCTAATGGAAAGCTACGAGGAACCTACGGCGGACGAATTCGTATATTTGGCAAAGACCCGCTACCGCGTGCTTGATTTGAAAGACGGCTATTATAGGCAGCGCGTTTTTGAAGAAACGAACGGAACAGCCGAGCCGGTGAGCGAAATTTATCCAAGCGCGAACGGGAAACGGCTGCCCTATATCCCTTTTACGTTTTTTAACGTGAACGATCTTAAGACGGACATCGACAAGCCACCTTTGCTTGATTTGGCAAGGGTCAACATCAGTCATTTTAGAAGTGAGGTCGATTTGGAGCACGGCACACATTTTACGGCACTGCCTACGCCATACGTCACGGGCTATCAAGGGGATGATAGCAAGCTCAAAATAGGCTCGACGGTCGTGTGGGCGATAGACAATCCCGATGCAAAAGTGGGCTTTTTAGAATTTAGCGGCGCGGGGCTGTCTACGCTTGAAAATCGTATCGCGGTCAAAGAAAAAAGGATGTCGATTTTAGGCGCGCGCCTACTGCTAGACGAGAAAAAGACCGCTGAGGCTACCGAAACCCTGCAAATGAGAAAGAGCGGCGAAAACGCCGTGCTTACAAATGTCGCTACCACAATCAGCGAGGGGATAGTCTCATTTTTAAAAGACATCGCATTTTTTGAAAACATCGCGAGTGAAAATTTAATCTATGATATAAACACCGATTATAATTTAACTATGGTCGATCCGCAAATTATCGCGCAGATTATCGCGGGCATCCAAAGCGCACTTATTCCTAACGAGGTGCTATATGATGTGCTTTTAAAGGGCGAGCTAATGCCCGAAAATATCCGAAGCTACGAGGAATATCAAGCGCAAATAGATAGCGCCAGACCTGCGCTAAGTCCTGCCGATGAAGAGCTTTAACGATCTAATTGCCGAGCTTGAAGTAGCGCGCTCTCTTTTGCACGAGCGGATAAAAAACGGGCTAAATAGAAAAGTAGCTAAATTTTATGATGAGATGATCGCCGACCTGCAAGCTCAAATTTTAAGAAAGAAAAATATCACGAGGAATTTGGCTAAGACGATTGAGAATTTAAAAGCCGCACTATCTATTCCCGATTTCGGCGATGAGTTTAGGGCTATCGCGCAAGATGAGCTAAAACATCTACGCAAATATAACAAACTGGCGGGCTTTGTGCTGTTTTCGCACGTCCTGCCGCAAAGCGCGATACAGAGCCTAATAAACACTACGCTTCTTGAGGGTGCGACCGTAAACGCTTGGAATAAAGGGCTAAATATCGATCAAAAGACTAGGCTGGAGCGAGAGATAAAGATCGGCGTAAGCCTCGGAGAAACAAACGAGCTGCTAGCCGCGCGAGTAGCAAGAGCGCTAGGCAAGAGCAAGCGCGATGCCGCCAGCATTGCTGTAACAGCAGCAGGCGCGATAGTATCGGCGGTAAGGCAAAAATTCTTTGAAGCAAACGTGGACGTCATAAAAGCCTACAAGTATCAAGCGACGCTAGATACTAGAACAAGCGCGCTTTGTAGAGCTTACGACGGGCTGATGTGGGATACGAATTACGAGCCGATAGGGCACTCATATCCGTTTAGGCAGCCGCGCATAAATACGCACTTCAACTGCCGCAGCACGATAATCCCCGTGATAAAAGGCGCGGACGAGCTAAAAAACGTGCCGCCCGCGACGCGCTCATCTATGAACGGCTACGTGCCGCAGGATATAAACTTTAACGATTGGCTGAAAACTCAACCTAAAGATGTGATAGAAAAAACTTTAGGCGCGGGTAGAGCCGAGCTATTTTTGCAAGGTAAAATCACAATGCGCGATCTTATCACGCAGCAGGGGCGGGAGCTAAATTTAACGCAACTTAAAAAATACCGAAATTTAAATGAATATAGCAATGTAAGAGCATTTAGCCGCAGGGTTACCAAAGAATTTAAAGAAAGCCTAGGACTAAAGACTGATAGAATTTTTGGCAGCGAGGCGTATCTATACTCGCGCCACAAGGATATGTTTAAGGGGCGCGCCGATATATCGCAAACGATAGACGAAATACTAAAAGGATACGATTTCAAAAAAGAAGCGACTAAAAAAGGCGGCGTGATAATAGGCAAAGCCATAAGCGATAAAAAGATGATAGATGTCGGTATAAATTTAGCCGATGGCGTAGTTTTTCACGTAAATAAAAAGAAATGGGATAAAACTATGAAAGAGTCAAGGAGCAAGCGGTAGAGCCACCTTCCTCTACACAGGAAAAATCCCGGGCAGGCTATGCTGGGTCGTTATTATTTTTGACCGTTCGCTCGCTCTTTGTGATTTCATTATATCATATTTTTTCAAAATCTCCAAAACCAACGCCCCCTTTAAAATTTTCTATAATTCGGACAAGAAAGGCTAAAAATGGACGTCGCAAATTTAAACATATCCATCAAAACTTCGGGCGTAAGCGGTGCGAAAAACGATTTAAATAACCTTGATAATGCTGCAAAAAGAGCGAAAAATAGTGCCGAGCAATTTCGCGGCACTATTTTAGCCGTTAAGGCGGCGGTTGCTGCGCTTGCAGGCTCGGCACTCATAAAAGAATTCGTCCAAACTGCCGATGCGATGAGCAATATGAACTCTCGTTTAAAAATGGCCACTAGCTCAATGTCGGAATTTTTGCTTCAACAAAAAGCGATGCACGCTCTAGCGCGCGAAACACACTCGGACATTGAAGACACTACGAATTTATACGTCAAATTGGCGCCTGCGTTAAAAGACCTAGGCAAATCTACAGGCGAAATCAACGATATGGTATCAAGCTTCACCAAGGCTTTGAAGCTGGGCGGTGCGAGCGCAGAGGAAAGCGCGGCTGCGATAAAGCAATTCGGGCAGGCTATGGGTAGTGGCGCACTAAGAGGCGACGAATTTAACTCAATCGCGGAGGCAAGCCCTACGCTGCTAAGGTATATGGCGGAGGGCTTAGGCGTAAATGTGGGAGAGTTAAGAAAGCTGGGAAGCGAGGGCAAGCTGACGGCCGAGGCTCTATCCGATGCGTTTTCTAAGATGAAAAAAACGATCGACGAGGATTTTTCGCAACTGCCCGTAACCGTCGGGAGTGCCTTTGCAGATTTGAAAACCGAAATCGCGCTTACTATCAACGAATTTAATAACGCTAACGGAATAACCCAAAACTTAAGCGCGGCTATAAAATTCTTTGCGGACGCGATAAAGGACAGCAAAGACACTATCGTAGGATTCGTAAACGGAGTGATAAGCTTTGCCAAGCATTTAGGAATTTTAGCGGCTACTTTTTACGCCGTCAAAAGGGCAAAAGCGGCATATATGGCGCTGAGCACGCCATTTGTAGCACAGATTTCGGCGGGAACCATCCAACTTGGGTTAATGGATCGGGCGCTAATGAGTGCAGGCGTTACGCTAGGCTCGGTGAAAGCCGCCGTAATAGGTTTAAAAGCCGCTTTTATGGGGTTTTTACCCACTCTTGCCGTCTATGCGGCAGTTGAGGCGTTTTTAGCATTAAAAGATAGTATGGACGAAGCGGGAATTAGCGCCGATAAGCTAAACCAAATTTTAAACACCACGAACGCGGAGCTTTCGAAGCTATCTCAAAACAAGCGCGATTTGTATAATATGAACCTACAAGAAAGCCTAGACGCGGATTTCAAAAAGCGCAACGAGTTGCAAAAGAAATTGGACGCCGATAGAAAATACGGCGGGTTAAATAGTTATTTCAAACTAAGTGATAAAGAAAAATTAGAGATAAAGAACCAAATCGAGGATATAAACGAGCAAATTCATAAGACCGTAGAGAAACGGAAAGAAATTTCAAAGATAAATTTAGGGCTTGATGCATCAGTGGATCAAGAGAAAAAAGACGACGCATATTTAAATTCATTGCAGAAAAAAATCAGTAATTTACATATTACCACGATTGACGATCTTAAAAAAGACCTCGCTAGCGTACGAAAAGAGATGGCGGAGGAAGCAAAAAAGCCCGCCGATACTATACGAACGCAGGTGGCGCAGGAAGAATATTTAAATAAGCTAAAAATCAAAGAAAAAGAGATTTTAGACAAAATTACTAAAGAGGAAACGAAATCAGTTAAAGATTTAAATTCGGCTTATTTAGAGATAGCCCAAAGTGGAATGAGCGAATTCGATAAGGCTAGAGACAATCTAATGCGTAAGACGCAGCAATGGCTAAAGGACGGCGTCGATCCTGAAAAGGTCGCTTATTATAGGAAAAACGAGCTTAAAAAGATTGATCTAAACGAAGCAAAGCAAAAACTAGCGGGGCGAAGAGGGTTGCCTAAAGATACTTCCGAACAAGACGCGAAAAAAGCCGAGCGAGAGCGGATACGCCAAATCAACGAGGAGCTAAAATTAAAAGACCGAATGTTCGATCTACAAAAGCGTGCGGCGGATCTGTCTTATAGCGAGGTAGAGAAAAATCAGAAGCTAGTAACCATAGAATACGAGCGCGCGCAGGCAAGCTATAAAGCCCTGCTAGATAAAAAAGAGATTTCAAAGCAATTTTACGACGAGGCAATGGCGCTTGAGGAGAAGCTATATCAAAAACAGATGTTCGATGCTTCGGAGTGGGGGCGCGTAATGGAAAGCGGGCTAAGCGGCATAGAAAACGCAATGAGTAATTTTTTGGATTACTCCAGTGATGGATTTTTAAAATTTGGCGATTTGGCAAAAAGCGTGCTCGGCGAAATTTACAAAGCCCTAGTGCGAGAGCTCATCATATCGCAGATGATAGCAGCGATCAGACGCGGCGTATTGGGCCTATTCGGCGGGGTAGGCGGCGCGGCTAATGCAGGAGCGAGCGCAGGGCTTGCAGGCGCGATACCGCACGCCCAGGGCGGAGTTTACGCAGGCGCGGGGCTGCACGCTTATGCAAATTCCATCGTTAGCAAGCCGACATTTTTTGCATTCGCAAACGGCGGCGTTCCAAGACTGGGCGTAATGGGCGAGCGAAACGGCGGAAGCCCCGAAGCGATTATGCCGCTTACCCGCACAAGTAACGGGGATTTGGGCGTAAAAGCACAGCTTTCAAACATCAAAATCGAGGTTATCAACCAAACAAAAGAGGACGCGCAGGTAACTAATACCCAAGTCAGGCAAGACCCCGAGGGCTACGTAGTATCTCTTGTGATGAGCGGATATGCAAAGAATAAAAACGGCATAAGAGATATGCTAAGAAAGTGAGGAAATAATGGCACAGGTGACTAAATTTACGATAGATCCAAATCTAAGCGGAATACAGCTACGAACGCAAGCTAGCGAAATGCTAACGGCGCTATCAACGCTAAACTCGGGCGATTTAGAGCCCGTAAATCCTACAGGAGGAATGCTATGGCTAGATACTACGAAAAATATCCTAAAAATTCGCAATAAAACAAACACGGCGTGGTTAGATTTTGCGAGCGTAAATGATAAGGTTATCGCGGCATCTACTGCAGATAGCTTAAAACTCGGTGGGCTTGCCGCTGATAAGTATTCCAAAAAGGAGGATATTCCGCAAGCCGCCACCGAAACAAAAGCGGGCATCGTAAAACTCAAAAATTCCATCACGGGAAATTTGGCGGATACTGCAATATCTGAAAATGCCGCCAAGCAATATGCGGATGCGATATCTAATAGGCTGTTGGGAATAGATCAGACTTTGCAGAATGTTACCTCGCAAAGGCAGATCGGCGTGACCTACACGAATAAGACGGGCAGACCGATACAACTAACGATTATGTGCCTAGGTTGGGCGGACTATACCATCAAAATAGGCGACGTATCTATTCCTTTTGGGGGAGGCGATCAAGGCAGAACATCAAAACAAACATATTACGGAATAGTTCCAAACGACGCAGAGTATTCTCTCACTAGGGGAAGCTCTTTTTATTGGTGGGAATTACGATAAGGAGTAAAAATGAAATACTACAAAAATTCACAAAACCAAATTTACGCCTACGACGATGACGTAAGCGAGGATCAGATTAAAGAGGGGCTAACCAAGATAACAGAAGCTCAAGCACAAAAAATTCTAAACGTAGAGCCTCCGATCGAGCAACTACGCGAAGCAAAGACCGCAGAGCTTGCAAGATGGACCCATTCTATGGGCGATAGTTGCAAGATCAACCTCAAAGACTTCGGGCTCATCAACGGCGGGTATCGCTATCTGCTGAATGTCGAGGCTATGATAGATACCTTCGATAGCCTAGAAATACGGGCGTTTCGTATGTATGACAATACGATGAAAAAAATCAATGGGCAAGAGGAGCTAAAGAAAATCAAAAAAGCCATTCAAATCGGCGGGCAAAAGCTTCACGTACTTAAATGGGGCTATGAATTGAAAATAGAAAAAGCCAAGAACAAAAAAGAGCTTGACGCCATAGCATTTACAGACACGATCGAGGTGGCGCTATGAGTTACCTTTTGATATTTATCTCTGCGTTTATCCTCGGAATTCTTGCCTGCCCTATCGTGATTTTCTTGCGTGCTAGAAAGTGCGATCAGTGGGACCGCTCCAATATGATGAATATCTTTCGAGTGTTCGCACACCTTGCGACGCACCCTGATGACTTTGCGAAATTTCGCTACGAGGACGGCTCAAGGCCTTTTTGGTATCTGCTCGGCGATGAATTCGCGGACATAGTCAAGAGCCGCCCAAAGGAGAGGTGATGTTTTGGATACTCAATAGGCTACGCGGGCAGTATAGCTATTTCGCCAAAGTGAACGCCTTGGCGGTGGCGCTGCTGATATTTGCCTTTTACGGTAATTTTTTCATAGCTATCGTTTGCGGACTTGGCTACCTCGCAGGAGAAGCCAAGGGCTGGGGCGTATGGGTCGGCGCCTTGACAAGCCATGGGGGCGACAAGGGAGAGCGCGAAAGCCGCGGCATAGAATGGCTTGCGGGGCGTTTTATATCTCGCACGCGCTGGCTAGCGTTTTGCAGGGTGTGCCTCTTTCTGCGCGGGCTACTTTGGTGGCTGCCGGTATTCGTGCCGCTAGCCTTTGCGGGTCTTTACGCGACGCCGCTTCTAGCCATGCTACTCGCAGCAGGCTTTCCGCTTGCTTGCGAGTTAGGCTATCGCACGAAATTCAAATTTAGGCTCAAGAAATTTGAGATTGAAAGTGCGTGGGCTAGGCAAGAGCTATTTTATGGGGCTATGCAGGACGCGGCATTCTTAATTTTATGGATGGCACTATGAACTTTAAAATTTACCTCGGAACCATCGGCGCGCTAATCCTTGCCTGCCTTGCGCTGGCGGGGTGGAACCATAGCCTAAAGGGCAAGATTGAGCAGCTAAATAAAGACCTAGTATTCGCCAAAACCCAAGAGCTCATAAGCTCCTCGAATTTGGACGCTTGCAACGCAAAGATCGATCTGCAAAATGAGCGGATAAAAAATATGGAAGTAAAAAATATCAAAGAGGTAGAACAAAAGGTGGTGACTAAATTTGAAAAGATTAAGGAGCCTATCAACGGCGAGTGTCAGAACAAAGTGAAATTTTATGAGGAGCTGATAAATGAAATGGCTCGTTAGCATTTTTGCTTTGTTTTTGATCGGATGCAGCAAGCCCAACATCATAACTAGGACGGAGTATAAAGAAGTTTATATCCCCGTAAAATGTATCAAGGCGATGCCGAAAAAACCGAGCTATGATTTTACGCCCGCAGCAGCAAAGGCGCTAATGCGCTACTACAAGACCTGCGAGGAATTACTAAGGGAGTGCAGCGATGGAAATGATCCTAAGAGCTAAGAAGTTTTGGCTTAGCAAAAGAGCAATCATAGAGATCGTTATTTCGATTTTGCTGATGCTTTTATTTACGATGTAAAAGAAGTGGCAATGGAACTATTAGACAAGGTGGGGTTTTATTTTTGGGTCATTTTGGTGGGCTTTATCGGCGGCATACTTGATTATATCGACAGCGGTAGCAAGAAAAAAGCTACGAGCGTCATTGTGGGGATTGCAACATCGATGTTTTTGGGCTGGATAGGCTTTGAGATGGCGAATTTCTTTATAAAAGATACGAGGGCATCACTCGCAATATGTGGATTTCTTGCTTGGCGCGGAACCGAATGGATCAAAGAGACCGTGGACCGGGCAATCAATAGTAAGCTTAATAGGCACGATGAATATTTTGATAAATTTGAGGAAAGAGACGACTATGAAGATAAAGATAAATAGATTTAAAAACATTCACGACGGCACGATCGGGAAACTCACGATAACGGACGACGGAAAAAGGCTTTTTGAGTGCTTCACCCTAGAGCCCGCAGGCGCAGACACTACCGAGCGTGGCAAGGATAGACGCATACCTGCAGGGCGTTATAAAATGGAGTGGCACAATAGCTCAAGACAAAAACGGATGTGTCCGCTTCTATGGAACGAGAGCGTGCCAAAAGATAGATACATTCTGATCCATACGGGCAACATCCCGCAAGAAACATCTGGATGTATCCTCGTAGGCGACGGATACAGCGCCGCGGGGGTTACGAACTCCGTGAAAACTTTCAATGCCCTTTTTAAAATTTGCATAGGCAAACACATAGAATTCATAGAGATTTCAAACGAGGAGGGGATATGAGCCTACTAGAAAACATCAAAGCCCACGAGGGCTTTAGCGCGCGGATATACAAAGACAGCCTCGGAAAGGCTACGATAGGATACGGCTTTTTGGTCTCGGCGTTGAGCCCCGACGAACTCAAGCTTAACGGGGGCAAGGCAGAGCCGATGAGCCAAGAAACGGCAGAAAAAATCCTAAATTTGAAAGTTGCGAAGCTTCAAAAACGGGTTTTTCAGTGCCTGCCGTGGTTAGAGAGCAAGCCGCAAGGCGTGCAAGATACCCTAATCGAAATGGCATACCAGCTAGGGCTTGCGGGGCTTATGGGCTTCCGCCATACTCTGGGCTGTATAGAGGCGGAAAACTACGCACAGGCGACAAGAAACCTACGCGCAAGCTTGCTGTATCGTCAGACCCCAAAAAGAGTTGAAGGCTACATAAAGGGACTTAAATGAATACCTATCCTACTACGCCGCCGATAATCGTCGGATCTACTAGAACTATACGAAACCCGACCTATCGCAGCCAAAGCGAGAGCGGATATACCTTTAGCCGCAAAAAATGGACGCGCCCCAAAGCGTCGTATTCGCTCAATTACCCAAGCGTGGACCAGAACGAGCTTAAAATTTTGCAGGATTTTTTTAACGAAAATCAAGGGCAGAAGTTTAAATTTAAGTATCCGTATGACGAGGAGAAAATCTGCGTTTTTACGATGGACGAGCTGCAAATCACGGATAATGAAGGCGGGTATAGCGCCGTTAAAATAGATTTGGCGGAAGTATGAAGCTATCTACTATAAAGGATTTAAACGATATTTCAAACGGCGGGGTTTTGCTCGTCGCGCTTGAAATTTTTATCCCCGACACTCCGACGGTGCGTGTGATAAATAATAGCGAGAATATCGTATTTAAGGGCAATGAATATGTGGCGTTTCCGTTTAGTATCGGCGAGCTATCGGCGGCAAAAGGTGAGACCCCTACGTTTCAGCTTCAAATCGACAACACCAGTCGCGCGATGCAGCAATACATCCAAGCGTATGATAACTATCTTAAAACCCACGGAGTAGGCAATTCGGCGATTAAGGCGATCGTCTATGTCATAAATTTAAACGATTTGGATGAGGAAATTTTTAGCGAAAATTTTGAGCTCACGGAGTTTTCAAGCGATAGCTCCTATGTAACTTTTACGCTAGGCACCAATAGCCTTTTTAGTATGAGCTATCCGCCCCGAAAGATGTATAAGGACTATTGTATGTTTGCTTTCAAGGGGGATCAGTGCGGCTATAAAGGCACGGACGATAAGTGTAAAAAAACCCTAGCCGATTGCAGGGCGAAAGGGAATTCCGAGCGCTTCGGCGGCTTCTTGGGTATTGCGGGAGGATATAAACAATGATACGCGATCTAATCGGCACGCCATTTTCACAGATGGATTGTTTTGCGCTGGTGCGAAAATGCTACGAAATCGAGCGAGGCGTGATAATCCCGCCGGCAAAAGCTCCGCACGATCGAGCAAAGATGGTTTTTGCGGAATTCCTTGCCGAAATTTCAAAGCGCTGGTGTCGTGTAGAGAAAAAAAGCGGCGTCTGCGTGGCTTTGCGATACGACGCGGCACATCCAAAAATCGTAACCCACTTCGGGTATATGATAGACGAAAATCATATCATTCATACGACGGCGCAAACCGGGGTTATTATAGAGCCGCTTAGGAATTATGAAAAGCTAGTGGAGGGGTATTATGACTACGAATAAAATCATTACTTATCACAACGTGCTAAACCCTCTAGCAAGGACTATAGAAACCAAATGCGATTATAAAAATATCGATGAAATTTTAAAAGATTTGAAATATGATAATGAAATTTACGACCTTGTGATCTCTAAAAATAGCGAGATTATGGAGGGCTTTTTCGAGATAGAAGCGGGAGACGTGGTAAATATCGCAGTAGTGCCTAAAGGCGGCGGCGGAGGCGGCAAGCAGATATTAGGCATCGTCGCAATGATTGTTATCACGGTCGTATCATACGGCGCAGGCGCGGCATATGGCGCGACGCTCGGTAGTGCGTTAGGCGTAAGCGCGGCGGCGGGCTCCGCGATTATCGCGGGCACAATAATGGTCGCGGGCGGGCTGCTTTTAAATGCCGTGATGCCTATGGCGAATTCCAAACTTAGCGGCTTCGATAGCCAAACGTATGAGCGCTCCAATACCTACGGCTGGAACACGCCTACAAATCAAGTCACGCAAGGAGCCGTAGTGCCTAAAATTTACGGCACGCATAAAATCACTCCGCCGATGATTGGATCATACATTGACGTAAAAGACGACAAGCAGTATTTCAATGGGCTATACGCCCTAAACGACGGAGAGATAGAGGACGTAAAAGAGGTAAAGATCAATGGCGAGCCGATAGGGAATTTCGCGGGCGTAACACACGAAATAAGATACGGCGACGACAATCAGGCGATAATTGACGCATTCAATGATACGCGCGTCAATAAGTATGTAGGCAAAAAGCTAAATCCAGATATGAGCCATACTTTATCCGAAACCGATGGAAACGCCGTAACGGAGCTAAAAATAACCCTAGCGATGCCGAATGGAATTTTCTACGCTAACGACCAAGGCGGAATAAGCGGGTATAAAATAAGTCTGCAAATAGAATATTCACCTAACGGCACGGATTGGACCACTTTAGGCGAGAGAAAAGTATCGTATAAACTAGATTTTAATATGAACGACTACATAACCCATAAAAAGGGAAAGCGTCATACGTGGACATTTACCGATCCATATACAAAAAAACCCATGATGTTTCGCGCTAGACAAGCTCTAGAAAAATATGTTTGGGATCATTACGCAAAACCCGTGTATAGCGAACCGTATAATGAAATAGAGGGCGCAAGCACCTCCGCAATCAGGCGGACATATGAAATCAATAATTTGCCCGCATCGAAATACTATGTCAGAATAAAATATTATATCCCCCCTCAAACCTCTAGCCGATACGGCTCGGCATGCTATTTTGAATATTTAGAGGAAGGAATTAGCGATGATTTCCTCTACCCGCACACCGCACTTTTAGCCGTTCGAGCTTTGGCGACCGACCAGCTAAGCGGCAATGCACCTAAAATTTCTGCGGTAGTAATAGCTAACACAAACAATCCCGCCGAGATTTGCAAACAAATTTTGCTAGATAGCGGGGTGGACAAAGAAAAGATAATGTCGAGCTTCGAAGAATGGGGAAAATTTTGCAAAGAAAAAGGCTATACCTGCAATATCGTATTCGATAGCGAACAAAGCGTCAGGCAGGCACTAGATAGCGTTTCGCTTTTAGGGCGCGCGTCAATCATTCAGGCGGGCTCAAAATTTGACGTAATAATGGAAAAAGCCGCTCTAAATCCTACGCAGAGTTTTCTTTTTACGATGGGAAACATCCTAAGCGGCACATTTAAGCAGAATTTCTTGCCTCTTGTAGATCGCGCAAATTTCTTAGAGATAACCTATTACGACAAAGACAAAGATTACGAACCAAGCGTTATATCTGTTTCAAACTCTCCGCAGCAAAGTCATCAAGTAATTAATAAAACGGGTGTAACTCTGCCCGGCTGCACCGACGAAAAGCAGGCTAGAGCCTACGGGCAATTTCAGCTAAATTGTAATAAATACCTCACGGAAACAATAGAATTCGAAGCCGATAAAGATAGCCTCGTGTGCCGCTATGGCGATATAATTAAGGTAAGCCACGATACGCCTCAATACGGCTTCTCGGGCAGATTAGCGGAGGATAGCAGCGATGTTTTGATTCTTGACCGCAAAGTAGAAACGCAAGTGGGCAAAAAATACGTAATTCAGGTGCGAAACGACGTCAACGAGATAAGCGAATTCGAAGTATTGGGCGTAGATAAAAACAAAATAAGTCTAAATTTAAGCGGCAAGGCATTTAAAAAATACGATAATTATGCTTTTGGCGAAATAAACAAAACAAGCAAGCTATACCGCGTGCTAAAAATTGCCACGGGCGGCGAGCTAACGAGGCAGATAACAGCGATCGAATACAATGAAACCATTTATAGCGATACGGGCGAAATTGTCGTGCCCGATATCCCGTCTTTAAAGCTCTCAAATCTACGCGTAAGCGATTATATCTATTTGGATGGCAGCAGGGTAATTCACACGATGCTAAGGGCGGTGTGGAGCGGCGAGAGCTTGTTTTATATCTTTTCGTATAAGAAAAAAAGCGAAAAGGATTTTGCTAGCGCTAAAATTTACGACAGTAGCTTCTCGTTTGAAGTCGTAGACGGTGAGACATACAATATCGCGGTGAGCGATAGCGCGGGTAACAAATTAGAAACAGAATATAAAGTGGTTGGCAAGTTAGCCCCGCCGCCTAAGATAGAGAATTTAAGAGCCGTTGAACTACGCGATTTTTGGAGCATCAGCTGGGAGTATCCCGACGTGCCGATAGATTTTAGCCATTTTGAAATTTATGAAAACAATACATTAGCGGCGAGAGCGCAGACGTTGGGATATGCGCTACCAAAGACAAAATTAAGCTGCGAGATAAAAGTGTTTGCGGTAGATACTAGCGGCGTAAAAAGCGAAGCCGTTTCCGCGAATTTAAACGTCGCGCCACTACTGGACGTAAAAAATTTTAACACAATTTATCGCAATAACAAAAGTCTGCTGTTTTGGGATGAAATTAAGGGCGAAAACATCTCTTACGAAGTGCGAAAGGGCAATCTATGGCAAACAGCGGCAATGATTGTGGCCACGCGTGAGACCAGCGCGGAAGTAGGCGGAACGGGAACATATAAAATAAAGGCATTTTACATTAATACCTACGGGCTGCGCGCCGAGAGTGTGAACGCCGCAACATTGATCGTGGACGAAAATCTACTGCCGAAAAACGTAGTCGCAAAAATTACCCACCCCGCATGGGAGGGTAAATTTACCGATACACAGATTTTCGGCGGCGCGCTGTCTTTGCAGACGGATGTGCCGCTGTCGTTTAGCTTTGACGATATCCCAAACGTCGATAAATGGGTAAATATCGACGTCGGTTTTACAAATCCGAGAAAAATCCTAAACCCGATCGGATATTTTGAAAGCAAACACCAAATCAATCTAACAGAAGCCAAAATGTGCTCTGCTAGTATGAATTATGAGGCAGCAGGCTATCAAATAAATTCGAATTTCGATCTATTCGGAAACGTGGATTTAGTCTCGAATATCGACGGCACGGACAGCATGGCGTTTGAGGTTGTTCCGCAAATTTCATTAAGCATAGACGGCGCGAATTTCGGCGAATTTAAGAACTTTAAAGAGGGCGATTATTTCGGCAAAACCTTTAAATTTAGGCTAGAGCTAATCTCAAAATCCCCAGATGTAACGCCGCTAGTCAATAAATGGACCGTCATAATAGACGTGCCTGACGTCATCGAAAGCGGTGAGGCAAAGAGCGCGAAAAGTGAAATAAACATAAAATACAAAGAAAAATTTAGCATCGCGCCCGAAGTACAAATCACGATAGTGGACGCCCAAGCGGGAGACGATGCTGTGCTAAGCAATCAAACCGCAGACGGATTTAACATCAAAATTATCAACGGCGGCGCGACCGTAGAGCGAAAATTTAATTATATGGCTAAGGGATATTAATATTAAACGACCCAGCTGTTAGAAAAAGCCCTATCTTTAAAAAGCTCTTTAAGCCCCATAAGCTGTTTTAGTCTCAAAAGCTCGTCGCCGTCCTAGTCTTGCCGGTACCCATTTCCATAAATAGCGCGCCTACTTTCAGCTTGGAAAGTTTATTAAAAGCTCGCTGCTGCTGCTTGTATAGGGCGGCTTTTAGGGCGAAAGGTTCCATTTAGTCATCCAATAGCGACGGGTCTATTCCGTCTGTTTCTTCTTTGGGTTGCGGTTGCGCCTTTGCTTTTTTCTTGATCGCTGTAGGTATCAGCGCTGCCAGTTTCTCTTGTTTTGCGAGCTCCAGTCTTTGCATAGCCTTTTCGCTTATCGCCACATCATACATTTTAGCGAAATCAAGTATCGCCTCATATTGCTCTTTTCTTACAATTATGTTCCCGTTGCGGTATTTAGATGCGGGCAACTTCTGTGCTTTATAGTATAGATCGTCGTTATATCTCCACGAAATACGACGTAATCGGCGTAGGAATTATCTTTGTATATTGTTATCCATCGCGTTTTTTCGTCCTCATATACGGCATTTATGGCGTTGTTTCTTATTGTCTCGTCGGAAATTTGAATTATAAAGCCTTCGTTTAGGAGCAAATTGCCTATTTCCGCCGCCCGATCCTCTATCTTGCCTGCTTTCATTCCAATTTCTCTATACCAAGAAGCACCGCCCCATTGGAAATCTTTGCTTTTTAGAATTTGTCTAAATTTTTCAATTCTTTCAGGGAAAATAACTCGCAAAACATCGCCGTCAATTTGTATTTTGGCTATTGTTTCGGTGACGGGGTTTTGAGGTCTGACAATGTCACTCATTGTTTATCCTTATCCTCGGGGGCTTTTTCTCTGTGCCCGAAATACTTTATCAAAACGGAGCGATCGGCGTCCTTTAGAAACCTCGCTAAACTTCGACGATAATCGCCCCTTTTCATACTCCAGCCCCTTAGGGTATCGTATGGAATACCCGTAAGCTGCGATACTTCTTTCAGCGTCATCCTTGCTCCTTTCCGGTCAAAATTGCAAACGCCAAGCACCTTTCAAGATCGGCTAGCCACGTAGTAGCGTCTATACAATCGTGAGTGAGGTTTTGCACAGAGACGAACAGCATGTTGCCGTCGCAAATTTTCTCGTTTATTTTTTCAAATTCCGTTATGTCCGTCTGTTTGAGCCAAGCATCGAAAAAGATATTTTTAACACTATGGTTGTCAATCGCCAAATATCTATAGTCGGCACCATTTAGCACGCAAGTGATTTTCTTTTTGCCGTCTTTGAGTATATCAAACACCCAGCAAAACGGCAATAGTCTATCGAGCGGACGAATATCCACGCTCCAGCCTTTGAAGTCGGAGTGGATAAAATCTAGCTCACCTCCGCCCTTTTTCACAAGCGGCAGCAAGGTTTCTATCACGTAGCCTTTGACGTCTCTTAGCTCCGTGCGATTTTCATCTCCAGTCTCAATAGTGAGATGGTTGAGACGGCTCCTATCGAAATCGCTGCGAAAATTAGGACTGATGCCTTTACGCTCGGCTATTTTTTCAAAAATATTGTTTTCATCAACATTCTCGCCCAAATCGTCAATATCAAATAGCGTCATAGCGAAATCCTCGTAAATTTTAATCTCGTCTTTACTCATAGGGCTTTTTACAAAATAGAGGCTCTCTGCTACGTCGTCAATATAGCCCTCGACGCGATGAATAGCGTGTGCCCCCTCAAAAGGCACGCTATCGCCATTCATTTTTAAATTCGGTATTGATTTGACGAATTTGTCAAATTTCTTACTCTCATCAATACCGAAAGGGGCGGGCTTGTCCTCGATTATGCCGAAAAAATCTTTTAGCATTTTTTGGTAGCTTTCTCGGTGAGCTAACCTTTCAAACTGCTTTTTGACCTCATAAGCCTCGTCGCTAAAGTTGGCGCAAATGAAGCTTAGCCAAAATTTGGCTCTATTATCTACGATCAGCCCCACCTCCGAAAAAATATGTCGGTGCTTTTCGTTATATATCGGTAGTATCTTTTCCTTGCCGTCAAGCGGAGTGAGATATAAATTTGCGTCTATAATTCTAAATTTATACCCTGCCTCTTTCAGTTTCTCGGCTACTTCGTCCGAATACTCGGAGACTATTTTTGCCCCAGAGAGGCGAGCGTATACTTCAAACGCATCACCGCCGTTTGCTTTTGCTTGCTGATTGGCAAGCCCCCATAATTCTTTTAAATTTTGCAT